TTTCGGAATATTTAAAACTGTGCCGCCTGTATCCTTTGCCATTCTGACACTCTCATCGTGCGGATAAATTCTTGTACCATGTGGCAAGTCGATAATCTCGCCACCTTTTTCGCTTACTTGAACAAGTCCGCCCATCCAGTTAAGATCGCCTGTGGCTTTTGCAGGTATTGTTGTTACCTTTGGCATTTTACTCTCGCCACCTGAAATGAAGTTACCTACAGCTTTGACTCTCTCAACGAGTCCGTCAATAGCACCTTTTATGCTATCGATAATACCTTTTACCACACTTGCCCAACCCCTAAAAGTTTGAGTAACACCGTCCCAAGCGTTTTTCCAACCAGACGCAAAAACGCCACCTACGAAATTAATTATTGCCGAGAGAGCCTCTGTAATACCGCCAACAACTCCGTCAATAATGCCCTTTACCATACTCGCCCAGCCCCTGAAGATTTGAGTAATACCATCCCAAGCTTTTTGCCAGTCACCCGTAAAAACTCCCGTGACAAACTTAATTATCCCCGAAAGTACATCTATAACACCACTAATATAAGTCATTGCGCCGCTTAAAATCCTTGCAAGTGCCGCCACAGCCACGCCAGCAGCTGAGGCGATACCCTTTCCAACTACAGCGATTACTTGTTGAATCACGGGGATGAGGGGTTCGATTTTTGCTTTTAAGTTGTTGAAATTTTCTTGTAGTTTTTTAAAGGTTGGCGATGCTGAATTCATAGCTGATTTAAAAGCTTTGAAGTTTGTTGCCACTGCAAGAACCACGATAGCAATTGCCGCTAATACTGCCATGACGATGCCCGCAGGTGATGCAATTGCCGCTATTGCGGTCCTAAGTACTCCGCCACCTGCCGAAAGCCCTGAAAAACCTCTTGTTGCAATACTTGCAAACCTTCCTAGACTGGTAAACGCTCCACCAACTTTGCCAACCATAGTCACTACATTGCCAAAAATCAGTAAAGCAGGTCCGACTGCTGCCGCCATCGTCGCCCATCTAACAATTTGCTTGCGCTGTGCTGGCTCCATTTTATTAAACCTATCTAGCAACTCTGTAATTTTGTCGATAAAAGGCACGACTGCACCCGCCAAGGCTTCGCCAGCACTGTACTTAAATACATCAAAAGATGATTTTAATTTTTCCACAGCACCGCCAGGCCCGCTCATTAGAGCGTCAGCCATTGCTTGTGATGCTCCAGTGGCTCCCTCAATGCTGTCTTTGTAGCCTTGTAAAGCCTCGATACCTGGACCGTTAATCAAAGTTACCCATTTCGCTGCTTGATTCTTGCCAAATATAGCACTTGCAGCAGCCAATTGTTGTTGGTCACTCAATCCTGCAAAACCTTTTTGTAGCTCAGAAATTGTCTCGGGCATAGACTTTAAACTGCCGTTTGTATCAAAGACATTTATACCCAATTTGTCAAGCCAAAATGATGCCTCTTTTGCAGGACTTGCCAACCTCATAAGACCTGTGTTAAGCGCTGTAGCGCCCTCAGACGCTCCAATACTATGATCACCGAATACGCCAGTCAGCACCGCCAAATCTGAGAAGCTCCAACCCACCGTATTTGCTGTCGAACCTGCTATACTCATAGCGTCAAACAAACCTTGAACATCCGTGTTTGCTTGCGCCTGTGCCTTTGCCATCATATCTGTATAATGACTTGCTTCACTTGCATCTGCTCCAAATGCCTTTAAAGTGTTACCAAGACCACCCGTAACCATTGACAAATCCGATGCCGTACCTGCTGCAAGGCTCATGGCAGGCGAAATCATATCTGCCGCCTGTGCTGCGTCAAATCCTTGTCTTGCAAAATTCAAAGACGCATCCGCTGCATCCTGCATACCAAATGTGGAGTTAGATGCAGCAGTTTTTATAGCACTTTCAAGGACTTTTGCCTCGTCAGCAGTACTGCCCATTGTTTCGCTTACAAGCCTTAATGTCTTATCGACTTCGCCAAAACTTTTAAAACTCGTTGCGCCAACGGCGGCAAGTGGAAGTGTTACACCTGTGGTAATTTTACCGCCTAGATTACTTATGCTCTGCCCTGCCTTTTCGACTCCCTTCCACGCTCTTGATGCGGCAGCAGTTCCACTTGTGAGCGTGCCGATTGTTGAGTTAAAACTACTTGTAAAATTGTCTAAGAACCGAAATTCTACATCTACCTGCCTAGCCATCGTGCTCGCTCCTTTCCTTTGCTTCCTCTACCTCTCTTCTTATAAAGTGCTTTATCAGTACCTTGTCAGAAAAAGGTGCATCAAAAAAGACTGACGGGCTCCAATCATGATTTACAAATAAGTAATACATCGCTTGGAAATCCGCATCAGTCTCTATGAGTTTTTTATGTTGTCATATTCAACGCCATCATCGGCATCATCTTTATCTTTTTTCTTGCCAAATCCAGACAACTCTCCAATTTTTTCTGAAATATTTACAAGCTCACCACCCGGAAAAAGGATTTTTGCAAGGTCATTCGGAGTTTCTGCCTGATAGTGCTCCTTAAGTTCCTTATCTTTTAAATTTGGTTCAATGCAACCTGCTACTACTACCATAGCGTGAGTGTCATAAACACGGCTCATGTCTACTCTACCAGATTTATTTGTCGCACTTGACATAATTTCAGTGTATCTGCTACCCGATAACGCTTTTACCGTAATTTCTACCTCTTCACCTGCCACTTTTGACAAGTGACAAGCTTTTACTTTTTCGGTAGGTATCTCAAGAAGCTTGTCTCTATCAAGCTTCATGAGTCTTTCCATTAAAGATGTCATTTTTATTCCTCCTATGCTCTTATATTATCAAGAAAATCCCAATCTTCAAAAGTGAAGCTATAAGATTCCTCAGTGTTTTTCTGTACTTCCCAGTCCATCAGAATTGCCTTGTCGAATTTGCAGTGATAAAAAACTACTCTTTCTACTCCCAACGCATCTGGGTCGGCAAGTTTCGCAATAATTTTAAAATCGGGCGTCTGCCCCCTTTTTACCTTGTCAGATATTGACTTTGAAATATTTGACCTTACATGATGGAGTTTAACGCTTCCTTTGCCCTCAAGCTTTGTCATCTTCTTACCTGAAGTTAGACTCCTGACCATGGATATATCTGAATAAGATATACTCACCTCGCCTTTGCAAGACTTAACTTCACCGATATACTCATCATCAACCCACAATTCGCCCCAAGTTCCATTTATGACCTGATTTGATACAAATTTATTCATGTGCACCTCCTTACACCGAAATTTTTAAAGATACATCTTCAATCGCATCAACTAAGGATACAACCGCCTTTAAAAAGACCTGTGAACCTGTATTTGCCCTTTTAATTTCTTCATCCGTGCAGTCATCAATGCCCTTTTCGCTTCCATCATCAAACACCACCTTTTTGCCTTCCCCCCTTAGCCACTGCTTTTGAGTGTCCACATCAATTTGACATTGTCCAACTGAGATAAGCTCATCATTTACAAGTCCCATAAAGTAAGCACTTATAGCGGTGATAAGTAAGCACTTATTGTCATAAGAATTCGAGAACTTGCCGATGTAATTGTCCTCTATAGTCTTTCTGATGTCGTCTTCCATCATGTCCATAGTCTCAACAAGCTTTATCTTTTTAAAGCTGTCACCCTTATCTGCCGATGTGGTAGTAAGTGAAGTCACAGCCCTATTAAGCTTGACCTTTTCACCATCCCAAAGTGCTATAAGCTTACCTGCTCCGACTGCTTCATCCTGTTCGGTCTTTGTAAGTCTGTTTACATCTACAAAGTCCTGCAAGGGTGCATATGTACCCGATACAGTAAGGCCTGTGCCTGCTAAAAGTCCCGCGATTCTTGCGCATCCCTGTTCGGGTGTTAATGCCTGCTCCTTCGTTCTGTACAATGTAGACGACCAATTTATAATTCCTTCGTTGTCTGCCGTCACCTCTGGCAATACTACTTTTACAAGATTGTGTTCACTTCTTTGCTTCTTTGCCCATGTCACAACATCCTGAACTTTATTGTCAGTTTTTGCAGTCGGTATGGCCATATATGTGAATCGCTCATTCTCAAAGTACTGCATCATATCCTTATATGCCTTTGTCATATCCTCAGCCGTAGGCATAACATAGACCACTACATATTTAGGCGCGTGGCTGTATCCGATTAAAGCATCCTTAACAAATTGCTCATTTTCAGCGCTTAAAACGCCCGTAGGGATGTCGCTAATGTTCATAACTTTGAAAGTCTGTTGTCTTGTGCCCTTCAATACAAGGGCGACAATTCCACGCTCGCCCCTTGTCACCGCGCTTGCACCCTGTTCAGTAAAAGCAATTGTGATACTTGGTGATGTGAGTTTACTCATTTTTATCTTCCTTTCTTTTCTATAGTCAAAGATATATCCGTGATAAGGTCGCCGTTGTGATACTCCGTGCTTTCATACCACTCAAGACTAAAATAAATTTGCGGTATATTGCCGTGGTCTTCTATATACTCATGTGAGTAGTCGCTTACTAAAAGTTTCCTGCTCCCTATGTTCAAAGTCATGCCCAAGACTTCAAATATATGTTCTATTACATTCAGCGCATCCACCTGTTTTATAGTCTTCTGCACAAATGTAATTTTTACAGAACACGACTTTTTAAGCATATTTTTACTCTCACGACTAATGCCAAGTGGCACAACCTCAACAAAAAAGTACGGCGGCACCGCATTATCTACAGTGTCGTTCCCGTACCTTTTTACATCCGGATATTCTCTTTTTAAAATTAAATTCACTTCTTTGATAATATCGGCGTAAGTAACCATCAAAACCCCCTATCTGCTAGAAGTCTATTTGCGGCTTCCTGCATCTTTTCGGGATATTTACTTTCATACTCTGCTCTTGTCTTTTCTGCATAGTGCTTACCCTCAACAAAGCCTCCTGTATCCACACCGTGTATAAATTTCCTGTGTCCGTTTTCTACAAGGTGGAAATGTGGTGCTTTATTTGTGACCTCAATGCTTGAAATAATGCCCAAAGATGTATACTCTTTCTTTGTTTTCCACTTCTTAAGGCTGTTTTTACCGTCCTTATAAGTAGACGGCATCTTTCCATTACAGTCTTTTGTCCACTCTCTTGCTGTCTTTTCTACAGCCTTATTGAGCTCGTCAGGCGCTTTGCTTATCAGGCCTTGCATATCCGATATAAGTCCTTCAAGTCCTATAAAATGTACACTTTCAGCCATCCGCACTCCTTTCCGTGTGGTCCATATTTTCAGTACACATAAGCTCCAAATAATAAGAAGCCTCCAAGGGATTGACAATGTAATTTATAAGAAATTGCCTGCCTTGATACTCAATTACATCTTTTTCAGTAACATCTGTGTTTCTGATTGTAATTTTGTACATAAG